ATTGGGTCACACCTTGCAGATTCACTATTGGAAGATGGTTTTGAGGTCTATGGACTAGACAACTATAATACCTACTATGACCCATCTATAAAACACGACAGAGTGCAATACTTTGGACACCAAGTTTTTAAATGTGACTTAAAAGATTTTGATGACCTTGACCACGCATTCGGACAGATTAACCCTGATATCGTTATTCACCTTGCCGCACGTGCGGGTGTACGTGACTCGGTTGGTAACGAACAATTATATCACAACGATAACATTATTGCGACTCAGAATCTTATTCAAGTATGTAAGATGTATGATGTTGCAAAGGTAGTCTATGCGTCTACTAGTTCGGTATATGGTGGAACACCGATTCCACCTACAGGTTGGACAGAAGATGAAGTGACTGGTCACCAGTTAAACCCATATGCATATACCAAGTATTGTAACGAATGTCAGTTTAGAATCAGTGGACTCAATAATGTAGGTCTACGATTCTTTACCGTATATGGCCCTTGGGGTAGACCTGATATGGCATTGTTTGATTTTACTAAGAACATTGTTGCGGGTAATTCTATTGAAGCATTTAATTACGGTGAAATGAAACGTGACTTCACCTATGTTGGTGATATCATTGAGGGTATTAAGATTGCTTTATTTTCCGATATTCCTTCTAATGAAATCTTCAATATCGGTAGAGGTAAACAAGTTGAACTAATGCATTTTATTAGTTGTATAAGTAAAGAATTAGGGAGAGACGCAGATGTTATTCTCGCACCTCGTCATCCTGCGGATACTCTAGAGACATGGAGTGATACGTCAAAACTAAGAGAATTGGGATATAAACCAAGAGTGAACATTGAGGTGGGTGTGGAAGCGTTTGTCCGATGGTACAAAGATTATTACGGAGTAAATTAAAATGAGTGGATTTGAAAAAAATGATGACGGATGGGAGTATCCAGAGGGGACTACTCCTGCGGATTTTCCAAGTGAGGGTTCAAGAAATATTAACCCTGATGGGACACCACAAGAACCGCAAGGCAAACTGAAACTGGGTATTGTTGGTCACGGGTTTGTTGGTGGTGCGGTAGATTATGCATTTACCCATCCAGAGATTCAGAAGTTTTATGTTGACCCTAAACACGGAACAACTATTGATGAGTTGATAGACTGGCAACCCCATGTTACCTTTATCTGCGCTCCGACACCAATGTCAGAAAGTGGATTTGTAGATGCGTCTATTGTAGAAGATGCTGCTCTAAAACTTTTGGAACATACTGAAGGTGGAGTTGTTATTAAATCAACAATCACACCTGATATTGTTGACCGTTTATATTCTTCTATTTTTGAAGATGACCTAAAACGATTGACAATCAACCCTGAGTTCTTGACAGAATCCAGTGCGAAAGAAGCGTTTGTCAATGCGGAATATCACATCATTGGTGGTCATCCAGATGCATGTCAAGGTCTTGCACAGTTATATGATGTGTATAGTTTATGTACTGCAAGTGAGTTTTTATTCACCTCTGCACCCGAAGCTGCATTCGTGAAGTATGGTGTGAATAGTTATCTTGCTATGAAAGTAACATTCTTTAATCAACTATATGATTCAATTCAGAAGTTCGGTTGTAATTATCCTACGGTTGTGAAAGCAATTGGTAAAGATAAAAGAATCGGAATTGGTCATACCCGTGTGCCTGGCTATGATGGTAAACGTGGATTTGGTGGTGCATGTTTCCCGAAGGATACAAAAGCATTCACTTTGTTTGATGACAGCTTGACTTTAATTGACAAGTGTGTTAATATTAACAACAATTATAGAAATGAATATAACTTAGATGAACGTGAGGAGTCAAATAATGTCAAGTATGATGGACAAGCTGAAGAAAAACAGCAAGATAAAAACAACGGAAGTACTGTCGGAGAGTAAATTCTTCACAGAAAAAGATATGGTGCCAACCAATGTTCCTATGGTGAACGTTGCGTTAGCAGGAAGTATTGACGGTGGTGTCACGCCTGGCCTAACGGTCTTGGCTGGCCCGAGTAAGCACTTCAAGACATCTTTCGCACTGCTTATGGCAGGTGCGTATCTAGATGCAAAGAAGGACGCAGTAATGCTCTTTTACGATAGTGAGTTTGGTAGTCCCCAATCTTACTTTGAGCAATTCGGGATTGATACCGCACGGGTGTTACACACACCCATCGCCAATGTTGAGGAACTCAAGTTTGACTTAATTGCACAACTTGAGAACATTGACAGAAACGATGACGTAATTATCGTCATTGATTCAATTGGCAATCTCGCATCCAAGAAAGAACTAGAAGATGCGATTAACGAGAAGTCGGTGGCAGATATGTCCCGTGCTAAAGCGCTTAAAGGTTTGTTCAGAATGTGTACACCGTACCTGACTATGAAGAACATTCCTATGCTTGCCGTCAACCACACTTATAAAGAAATCGGTCTATTCCCTAAAGATATCGTTGGTGGTGGAACTGGTATTTACTACAGTGCAGATAACATCTGGATTCTTGGTCGTAGACAGAATAAGACGGGAACGGAGGTTACAGGTTATGATTTCGTCATTAATGTTGAAAAGTCAAGATATGTTAAAGAGAAGTCTAAGATTCCTATCTCAGTTTCTTGGAAAGGTGGGGTTGAACGCAATAGTGGTCTCTTGGATGTTGCTCTTGCTGGTGGTTATGTCTCTAAGCCTTCTAATGGTTGGTATTGTAGAGTTGACCGTGAAACTGGTGAACTGGTTGACCCCAAAGTAAGACAATCAGATACTCTAACGGATGATTTCTGGAAACCTATTTGGGAAGATACAGATTTTGCAGACTTCTTACAGTCACAATACTCAATCACAAAGAAATCATTAGTGTCAATGGACGACATAGTAGATGAATGAGATTGAACAACAGTTAAGTGAAAAGGTTCACTTTGAGATTGTCCCTGCGGATGACCCTCATGGTTGGAATATTAGATTACTAGAGGAGTATCCTGAAACGGTTATCTCCTTTGGTGCAATTTCATTTGATGGTGCAGAAGGAGATGATGGTCATATCTCTTTTAACTTTAGTATTGTTTTCACACCTGACCCTGATTTAACAACAGAAGACTTGACTTTTCAAGAATATGTTGGTAGAATACTAAGTTCAGTTATAGAAATGTCTATTAGCGAAGGAACAATGGTTGCGACAGACAAGAAGTCTGGTGAAGTGTTAGCAACCGAAGAAATACATGAGGAGTTAGAAGAATTATATAATGAATATCAATCTAGAACAGACAGTACTGCGGAACTTACTAACGAATGAAGATTATATGCGGAAGGTTCTTCCGTTTATTTCCCCTGATTACTTTGAAGGTGTATACAAGGGACTCTTTAAAGAAGTAACTAAGTTCGTTGCAAAGTACAACAAACTACCCAGTCTTGAATCATTCAAGATTGAGATAGATGAAAACAATTCACTAGGTGAAGACAACTATCGTTCTGCGTTAGAACTTCTACCTAATATCTTTAAACATGAACCTGAGAACCTTGAGTGGTTGATTGAACGCACCGAGAAGTGGTGTCAAGACCGTGCAGTATATAATGCTGTCATGGAGTCAATCAATATCATTGATGGTAAACATGCGACAATGCAGAAGAACGCCATTCCTGATGTATTGAGTAAAGCACTGGGTGTTACCTTTGATACTAACATTGGTCACGACTATCTTGAAAATGTGGATGGTCGTTATGAGTTCTATCATGAACAAGAAGAACGTATTCCGTTTGACCTTGACTACTTCAATCAGATTACTAAAGGTGGTCTACCAAACAAAACACTGAACATAGCACTTGCGGGTACTGGTGTTGGTAAGTCATTGTTTATGTGTCATATGGCAGCTTCGGGTCTATCCCAAGGACACAACGTACTCTACATCACTATGGAGATGGCAGAAGAACGTATTGCAGAACGTATTGACGCAAACTTATTGAACGTACCGATTGACCAACTTGAGAATCTATCTAAGGATATGTTTACTGACAAGGTATCGCAGATTGCCGCAAAGACTCAAGGTAAACTTATTATCAAAGAGTATCCTACAGGTCAAGCACATACATCTCACTTTCGGGCATTACTGAATGAACTGAAACTCAAGAAGAACTTTGTTCCTGAAATGATTTTTATTGATTACCTAAATATCTGTGCGTCATCACGAATGAAAGGAATGGGCGGTGCTATCAA